TTGGTTACGTTGTGTGCTGGCTCAGGGCTTGGCAAGTCAACCATCCTCAGAGAGCTTGTGGTAGCCATGCTGAAGCAAGACAAGGACGGGTGTATGGGTCTTATGTTCCTAGAAGAAACGCCTGAGCGCACACTACGGGGCCTTGTAGGGCTAGAGATGAACAAGCCTATACACTTACCCGACTGCGAGTACTCACCGGAGGAGGTTGACAGGGTGTACCACGCCACCAACTACGAGAACAGGGTATTCTTTTGGGACGCATTCGGAAGTAACGAGATCGAACGTGTGCTTGGACGTATGCGGTACATGGTCAAGGGGCTGGGTTGTCAGTTCATTGTACTTGACCACCTATCTATACTGGTTTCCGACCAGCAGAACGGGGATGAACGCAAGGCAATCGACATGATCATGACCAAGCTACGTATGTTTGTTCAGGAGATGCGGATCACCCTGCTTTTAGTGTCGCACTTGAAGCGTCCAGATGGTAAGTCTTTGGAGGATGGTGCGGCTACAAGTCTCGGCATGTTACGGGGCAGCGCAGCTATCGCACAGCTATCCGATGCAGTGATAGGAGCAGAGCGAAACAGTCAGGCAGAGGACGAAGAAGAGCGTAACACTACCAAGCTACGTGTACTGAAGAACAGGTTCAGCGGGAAGACAGGGCCAGCAGGTAGGCTAGTCTACAACGAGGACACCGGACGATTAACAGAAGAGGAGAATGCATTGTGAGATGCAAAGCCTGCAACATAGAACTAACAGACTACGAAGCCACGCTTCGCTGCTCTAACACAGACGAGTTCATCGACGTATGCAGCAGTTGCTTATCCGCTGGCGGTGATGTAAACTTTTCTGATCGCGCTGATCTAAGGACACTGGCTGACATACCAGAGTTCAGCAGCTTGTTTGACGAACTGGATGAATACTACAATGAGTAACATGGGACGATGGATTGTACAACAGGAGCAAGAGAATGACATACGCAGTTGTAGACTTAGAAACGACACTGGACTGGACGAAGATACATCTAGCGGGTGTGTATCTCCCGAACTCTGGCAAGAGTATTGCGTGTTACAACGCTACGCAACTAAAGGAAGCCTTGACTGGTATCTCCACACTGATTGGACACAACCTGATTGGGTTCGATCTGCGTAGGCTCGAAGAAGTTTGGGACTTCGTGTGGCAAGGTGACGTTGAAGATACTATGATCATGGGTAGGCTACTCGACCCAGCCATTGAAGGTGGACATTCACTCAAGCAGTGGGCGTTACGCGCAGGCAAGGAACTCAAGGGTGACTTTAACGTTGAGGACTTTGACAGAGAAATAACACCAGCCATGATTGACTACTGCCTTCAAGACTGCCGAGCAACGTGGTATGTACACCAGCACCTGACCAAGCAGCTAAAGAAGAAAGAGTTCAGCTACGCCTGTCAGGACTTGGAACATGCAGTGGCCTTCATGGTCAGTGATCAGATCGCTAACGGCTTTGCGTTTGATTTTAATCTAGGCTGTGACATATACACACAACATGAACAACGCATGAAGGAGATCGAACATGAACTACAAGAGGTATTTCCGCCCATTGTGGAGTTGCGGTGGAGTGAGAAGACTGGCAAGCCGCTTAAGGATAAGGTTACGGCATTCAATCCGGGATCACGACAACAAGTTGCAAGCCGACTTGAAAGTAAGGGTGCAGTATGGAAGACCCTCACAGAGACAGGTAAACCGAAGGTGGACGAGACGACCCTTAAGGAAATCAGCCACATCCCTGAAGCTGTGCTGGTCTTAGAGTACCTGACACTATCCAAACGGATTGCAATGGTTAAGTCATGGCTCGACTCAGTTTCTGGATCGCGCATACATGGGTACGTCAACACATGCGGTGCTGTTACTGGGCGCATGACACACAGCAAACCCAACATGGCACAGATACCGTCTGAGTCTACGTACAGGGAATGCTTCACAGTTGAGGAGGGTAACGTGTTGGTAGGTGCTGACGCTTCTAGTCTGGAGCTACGCTGCCTAGCACACTACATGAAAGATGAAGAATACATCAGAGAATTACTTGACGGAGATGTACACTCAGCAACGCAACAGGCTGCTGGACTTGCAACAAGAGCTGATGCAAAGCGTTTTACCTATGCTCTCTTGTATGGAGCAGGAGACGCAAAGCTTGGATCTATCCTCGGAGGAAATGCTAAGACTGGCAAGCGAGCTAGAGATTCTTACCTACGAAACATGCCAGCTTTTGGGAGGCTGGTCAGAAAGGTTGAGTCACTTGCTGCAGAAGGAAGCCTACCCGGAATTGATGGACGAAGAGTCTGGATACGACACCAACATGCTGCACTGAACACACTGCTACAATCGTGTGGTGCAGTGATCATGAAACAGGCGTTAGTAATTGCAGGAGACAAACTCTGTAACGTGCCGCACAGATTTGTTGCGAACGTACACGATGAGTTTCAGGTAGAGACTACGCCAGAACACGCTGAAGAAGTAGGGAGGATACTAGTTGAATCAATCATAGAAGCAGGAGAGGTACTAGAACTACGCTGTCCAATGGACGGTGAATACAAAATAGGTAAGACATGGGCAGAAACCCATTGACACCTGTTAAAATACATGGTATAATATTACGGTAGTTAACTAAAAAGGAAAGCATTATGGATAAGCCACAACCACTTACAATCAAAGGTACACTCTACTGGGTTGAGCGTAACAAGCTCAATAAGTTCAGTGACAAGTACCAGATAGTTCTTGGTAACCTGAGCGAGAAGGCTGTATCTGCGCTCGACGACATGGGCATCGCCGCTGCTAACAAGGGTGACGAGAAGGATTACTTCATTACGATGAAGAGTAAGAATCCTATGCGCGTTACAGATGATCAGGGTGTTGAGTACGACTCCGATGTTATGATCGCTAACGGCAGTGAAGCAGTCTGTGTTGTAGGCTACTACGACTGGTCAGTAGGTACAGGACGCAGCCCAAGCATGATCAAGTGCAAGGTCACGAAGATGATCGAGTACGTTGATGATACTATCGACGAGGCTGACGCACTGTGATTCATATCGATGGGGACATTGTAGCCTACCGCTGCGCGTACAAGTCACAGGAAGACAGAGAGGAGTACGCGGCGTATAGTGCTGGTGCTTATCTGTCTGACTTGATCAGCGACTTGTACATCCTCATCGAGGACGAGCCTGAGTACCGTGTATACCTCACGGGAAAGGGCAACTTCCGCAACGAGTACGCAGTCACTGCTGGCTACAAAGCAAACAGGAAAGACAAAGAGAAACCTGAACACCTTGAAGCTATTAGGCAGTACCTGATAGACGAGTGGGCCGCTGTTGTTAGCGTAGAGGAAGAGGCAGACGACTTGATCGCCATTGCTGCTACCGCCGACGACGACTCACTGATTGTCAGTATCGACAAGGACTTCGATCAGGTTCCGGGCAAGCACTTCAATCCTAACAAGCAGAGTTTCTATGACGTTAGTCCTGAAGATGCTGTTCGTTTCTTGTATGAACAAATACTAACGGGTGACCGCGCAGATAACATCATCGGTATCAAGGGTGTAGGCCCAGTCAAGGCTAAGAAAGCACTGGCTGACTGCACAACTGAACGTGAGATGTATGATGTGTGTGTCAAAATGTATGACGACGAAGCGCGTGTCATTGAGAACGCAAGGTTACTATACCTACGCCGTCAAGAAGGAGAAATCTGGAATGCGCCGAACGAGGGATAACGTTCCGAAAGGCTACGACTCGTGGCTTGAATGGGACTTAGCGCAGCAGCTTAAGGGGTGTGAGTACCACCCTTGTGCCGTTGCATACGTACAACACAAACATTACCATCCTGACTTTACTTACAAGGCTAACGGTATAACATATTATATCGAAGCTAAGGGGAGATTCCGTGAGAAACCAGAGGCTCGTAAATATGTCGATGTCAAGAAGGCTCTCAAGCCAGAGGAGGAGTTGGTATTCGTGTTCCAAAACCCCAACAACAGAATGCCAGCAGCAACCAAGCGCAAAGACGGAAGCTACTACTGCATGTCAGACTGGGCAGAGCGTAACGGATTTGATTGGTACACTCCAAAGACTTTACCGCAGGAGTGGACGCAATGACTAGACACCTGATCATACCTGACACACAAGTAAAGCCGGGAGAGAACTATGAACATCTTCGATGGGCCGCTAGGTACGCTGTTGCTACTAAGCCTGACGTTATTATCCACCTTGGTGATCATTGGGATATGCCAAGCCTTTCCAGTTACGACGTAGGTAAGAAGTCCTTTGAGGGTCGGCGCTACTCTGAGGATGTACAGGCCGGTAACGTGGCTATGGCTGCGTTCATGGACGTTATCAAGGCAGAGCAAAAACGATTGCGCAGTAACAAGAAGACAGTATGGAAGCCACGCCTAGTCTTTACGATGGGCAACCACGAGCAGCGCATCGAACGTGCAGTAGAGAACGATGCCAAGCTTGAAGGGCTGATGAGCTACGATGACTTGGCGCTGAAGGGCTGGGAAGTACATCCCTACCTCAAGCCTGTTGTCATTGACGGTGTAGCATACTGTCACTACTTCACCAGCGGTGTGATGGGCAGACCAGTTTCGTCAGCGAAGCTACTGCTACAGAAGAAGCACATGAGTTGTGTGATGGGTCACGTTCAAGACAGAGACATCGCTTTTGATCGCGACGCATCAGGTAAACGTATGACTGCCCTGTTCGGTGGTATCTTTTACCAACACGATGAAGAGTACCTTAACCCACAAACTAACGGTAGCTGGGCTGGGCTGTGGATGTTCAATGAAGTAGACAACGGTGCGTTTGACGAGATGCCTATCAGCATGACGTACCTACGGAGGCGGTATGGCACGGACGTTTGACGAGATGCTTGAACTCATAGCAGATCACATCGATGAGATAACACTGCTTGAAGTTCTAGAAATAAACTCTTACGATCTTGTCGCTAACTTTCAAGATAAGATATACAAAAACATAGATAAGTTTAACGGATTGGAGGACGAAGTAGATGACAACTAAGAGTAAACGTAACACACCTTTCGGTGACTCAATTGATTCAGCGTCACCTAAAGACTGGGACACAGTAGCAGCTAAGTTGTACCACCCATCAGACGTTGTTCCAGAACCTGTGTGTCCTGTTGAGAACCCATCACACTACAACACAGGAGCAATAGAGGCTATCGAAGGCATCAGGGCGTCCATGTCACCTGAAGAATTTAAAGGCTATCTTAAGGGTAACATGATGAAGTATGCGTGGCGCTACGACTACAAAGGCAAGCCAGTGGAGGATCTTCGTAAGGCTAAGTGGTATCTTGAGAGACTGATTGAGGCAAACTTATGAACAAATATGAGAAGGAGCAAGCAGTCTACTACACATTCTTAATTATACTGCTGGTTTTTAACATTGCGTGGCTGACAGCGGAGTTCTTATGAAGGTAGTTCAAGGTGAGTTCGGTAAAACAAGGGAGGCTATCAAGGCATCCGACTTGTTTCAGTCTTTAGCTGACGCTACGGATGAGATGGAAGAGGGAGGCATAGACGTTAAGACCGCTATCGTTATCTTTAGTGACAGCAAGGTAATGCAAGTTGTCAGCAACGATAGCTACCCTGACTCAGCACACATGCTGTTAACGATGGGAGCACAATCAATTATGTTAGAGACTTTAGGGTACGGAGGAGAAGAATAGATGGACGCATATCAACAGTACATACACAAGTCACGGTACGCACGTTACATACCAGAGAAGCAACGCCGTGAGACTTGGGAAGAAACAGTGAGCAGGTACGTAGACTACTGGGGTGACAAGCTACCA